TTAGACTTCCGACGAGAGTCGGGAAACGGTTCCAGGAACGGTTTCGCTGACCTCCGCAAGATCCTCGACGGATTCTGGCCGCTTGGTTTGCGCCAGAATAAGCTGCGTCTGCACACGATCGGATTCGATGGCCGCAATCTGCCGTGAAAAGATGATGAACCAGCCCAGAAACATCATGCCGGCAAGAGCCTCGACGTTCGTCAACGTGTTACGCCCCGCCAACCACTGGAACCCGGCAAGAGCCCCGATCACGATAGCTAGGTCTGAAATCACATATACTACTTTTGAAAGCTGCGGGGCCAGCCAAGGCAGCGCGATCATCAGCACGCTCATCAGGCAGGGAAGACCGCGGGCGAATACGTTGTGCAGAATCGGATGCGGCGTGTAACGGAACATGCCGATGCCGATGAAGGCGATGCCTGCGAGCGTCAGCATGGTCGATAGCAGAAGAATCCGCGCCTTGAAGTGTTTGGGAGCTTCTTTTTCATCGCTTGCAGACAGATACTGCATCTGCAGACGGTGCGTGGTGATGAGCTCCGAAATCGCGAAATAGCTGATGATGACGATGCAGACGCCGGCCAACATCAATGTCGAATTGAACATACGAGCAGCAAAAGTGGTTCGATCGCCCAATTGGGAGAAATTGTTGTTGTACCAGTATGGATCATCGGACGTCAATCCTGCGATGCTGACACCGGAAACCACGAAGAACGGCAACAAGGATGCGATGGTCTTGGCATTCATGAGTTCCGCCTGTACGAACGTGACATAGCCTACGACCCCCGAGATCGCGGCGCAGAGCGCAGTCAGATAGCCTTTTAACGTGCGCAACCCCATCATGTTGCTGGCAATGGAAAGCAGCATGAACGCCGTGACGAAAATGGTCGACGCGTAGACCACGGACAAAGCGAGTATCTCGAAGATACGGCGAATAGGAATGGTCCAGCCATGTTTCAACGTCATCGACCTGGAGTTGCGCGCATACCCCAAGGTGAACGAGATGACTCCACATCCCGCGGTGATTCCGGCACACACGGTGAACAGGCGTTGGGTGACACGCCAGATGGCGGGAGCGAATTGCAGATATAGGTCCATGGCGATCCATGCAAGAGTGGCGCATGCCATGAAGGAAATGATGCCTGAAGCCTCGGCTTGCTGATGACGTCCCATGCGCGTTCCCTCCAGTATTTGCCATTCTAGCCTGTCGTTGTCCTACCATACGCTACAATGGAAACTCGTGTTCACCTGCCACGTGCGGGAGTGCATGAACGGGCTGTAGCGCAGTTTGGTAGCGCGTCTGCTTTGGGAGCAGAATGTCGCAGGTTCAAATCCTGTCAGCCCGACCGGAAGCCTTGGAAACATTATGTTTCCAAGGCTTTATTTTTTCTTGGCCGTAGGCTATCGACACGATTCGACACGATGACCGCGCAACCTCCGCGTCTAGACGGTCTTCAACTGTTCAGCGCGCAGCTCGCCAATCGCGTCCGCCACATCGTCCAATCGTTCCGGCCAGAGAGCCGTGTATGTGTTCAGCGTGATGCTGGGTGAGGAGTGGCCGAGCTGCATCTGTAGGGTCTTCACGTCCGCGCCTTGAGCAATTGCAAAGCTCGCATAGCTATGCCTCAAACTATGGATGGTCACGCCCTCGTCCTCCATGCCGGCCAGTCGGACGGCTTTTCGCCAGACACGCGTCCGCCACGTGTTCGTCCACAGGTTCCCGCCTCTTGCCGCGCGGAACAGCCAGTCGTCGTCGCCCATGCCCTCCATCTGCCGTTCGATGGACGGTATGAGGAATCTGGGTATGGCGATGCTGCGCGGTTTGCCGTTCTTCGGCGTGCCTAGCACAAGCCTGCCTTTGCCGTCGTCGGTCCAAGTGCGGCGGATGCGCGCCCTGCGTGAATCCACATCCACGTCGCTGCATTTGAGTGCCAGCGTCTCGCCAATGCGGGCACCGGTGTATGCCTGCCAGCGGACGATCAGCCCGTCTACCGGCCGTCCTGCCCGTTCGGCCATGCCGGCCAGCAACTCCACCTCCTCGACGGTAAGGAACACCATGTCGTCATCGGATTGCGTGATGCGCGGCACGGTGACCTTTTCAATGGGGTTCTCGCCAATCCAGCCGTGCTCCAAAGCGAATTCCATGACACCGCCCATGACGACCTTGACGATGTTGCGGATGCTGCGTGGACTCAATGGCTTCGATTCGCGATCGTCCTGCAGTTCGGCGGGATACCCGCCTTCGGTGAGCTGCGTGACCCACTGTTGCAGTTCGTCGCGTTGGATTTCCCTCAGTGTGCGATCGCCCCACTTGGGGTTGATATAAACGCGCAATTCGCGGCGGTATCTGCCCAAAGTGCCCTGTTTGATATCCATCTTGCCGTCCGTCCATTCGGAGGCAACGTCCCGGAAGATGCGTAGTTCCTGCTGCGGGTCGCGGTATTTGCCGCGTCTGATGTCGTCCTCGATGGCCGCTGCGTATTCCTCAGCGTCACGGAGCTTGGCGAAGTTCCGTGATTTCTGGACGCGTTTGCCGTCTCGGAGCGTGTACCAGCGGCATCTCCACCGTGAGCCTTGGCCGTACAGCGCGGACCGCCATTTGTCGGGCACATTGGCTTTCATCGGATCCTTAGCGTTGGCCAGCGACTGTTTCGCGGCCCTGCTGGGCGGGTTGCCGTCCTCGTCGTTTTTGAGCCATCTGTCGTCTACGAACGCTCTGGCCATGGTCGTCTCTTTCCAAGGATCCGCGCTACACTGTGCGTGGAACCTCATTTTGGTGAAAACGGAAATGCTGATTGTTGGTTCCTTGGGTTCCGTCCGACTGTGTTCGGGCGGAACCCTTTTTGTTTCCCGTCGCGGTATGTGGACGCTGAGCTTCTTTTATTGCACGCACACGCCGGAATCGTAAAGCAGCTGCCGGTAGTCGGACAATACCTGTACGGTCACGCCCAATTCCACGGCCATCATCCACGTGTTACCTTCGTACACTTCCTCGGCCATGCCGTAATCCACCGGTGAGATCAACGCCAGCGCGGTCTCCCTGCGGCAACGGCGCTCGCACTTCAACCCATACTGCGTGCCGCATCCCGAATCGTGGTGTTTCGCGTGTATGAGCTCGTGGCACAACGTGCAGCGGCGTTGGCGTTGGTTGAGCCAGTCGGCCAGCAGGATGAGCCTGTGCCGGTCGTCGTACAGGCCGCATATGTCGCGTGGGAGGTCGCGCGATACGATTGACAGTCCCATGGATTCCGCGCTCCGATGAAGGTCCGCAACGGTCTTGTTATCCACATTCCTCTCTTCCGAAAGTATTGTTTTTCGAGAAGTACTTTTTTGCTGTTTGTCAAGTTCTGTTTGACAGTTGGAGTGTCGTATGTGATATTTGAATCAGCTCATCTACCAAGTTGTAGAAGGAGTCTCCGGGGTCGCTGCGGCGGCCCTTGCTTTTTATTGAATGCAATTCCCGTCCAGGCTTGACTGATCGTATTCTTTCAGCAGTTTGTTGAAGCTGTGGTCATGATCGACGTAGTAGGCGGTGACCAGCATGCAGTAGCCTTTTTCCTTATGCGGTTCCAATACGACTAGATACCGTTCTGGTTCAATGAGGATATACAGCCTATCGCGGCCATGCTTATGCTTCCTCCAGATTAATGGCGCATCGCATGTTTCATAATGGCATTGCGGGCAATCCTTTGCGTCGTCAATCGTCTTTCGTGGAAACCTGATTCGTTCGCATCTACGCAGATCAACGTTCCTGTCACCGGTCGCGTGGTCTTCGACGCTGGTGATGTGGAAGAACCCGGCCCATTTTCCGTCGGTCTCTTCTCTCTGGCGGCGCACGGAGACCCTCAGACCGTCGAATGATGGGTGTGAATCTATGAAGTCCTGCCTGAAGATTGCGTAAATCCTATCCTCGTATACGGCGAAGTCTTCTATCGGGGATTTGGGCACGAGCTCCGGTATCCAATGCGGTGTCATGCGTTCCGTCCTTCCCAGACGAAGATGTTGAACTTTCGCGTGCCCAGGGTTGTTGACTGGGTGAGACGGAGCTTTGATTTCATGCGTATGTAGTCGATGATTTCAGCTTTCGCGCCCGATGGTTGGGGGATGGTCGTCCGGTTCGCCCTGCAGACGGCCCCGTTGATCACATCGGTGATCTGCATCATCTGCACTTCGTCCGAACGGATCGGCTGCACTTTCTTGATGCACTCGTGGTTGAAGTCGTAATGGCTGTTCGCCAGCACTTCCTCAAGTTTCTCGGTACGTTGCGCGGAATGCGTGTCCTTGATGTCCACGTACACGTTGTAGGTGTTCGTGGAGTCGAACAGCCTGTTCAACATGGTGAAATACATCTTGTAATACCAGTCGTTGTGCGACTGTGACCATGCCTCATGGTTCAGGCGCGTCTTCTTGGCCACCAGAACGCGGAACCTCATGTCGTCATCCAGGAAGAAGCAGTTCAGTAGGTCCTTGTAAAGGTCGATTTTCGGCATGCTGGCCTTCGTCCACTTCACTTCCGTACGTGCCTTGACGCCGTAACGTGCCTTGATCTGGAGGATGTTTTCCGTGATCTCCTGCTTTTTATCCTTGGGAATGATGAGGGCTCCAAGGACCATAACATCGCTGTCGTCATGTTCCAGATGACAGCTCTCGTCACAATACAGGTTGTATTCGGTCATTCGTGTTCCTTTCAATCCATCAATCGTCCGGCGTCTCGGCTTCGAGTCGTGCGTTCGAATCCTTGTTCGCGGCCACGTCGTAGTCTTCGGGGTGCGCGGCGATACGGTCGATGAGATCATCGGTGATCTGGTTTTGGCGCTCGCGGTATTCATCTGGTGTACCAAGTTCATCGAGCAGCCTTTTATACGAGGCGTCAATAACCGCTTTAGGGTCTGCCTCAATCAACTCACACGTATTCAAGAACGCCTCAAGTGGCATGGACGGCTTCGCGTTGATCCATTTGGAATACCCACCCTTGGAATGTCCAAGAATCTCAGCGACTTTCGTCTGCGAAATGGAATGTTTTGCGAATTCACCTTTTAGCTCGAGCCCTACTAGCTGTGCAAAACGTCGGCTCCGATATTCTCTGTTATCACTCATGTAAGCATTATATTACTCGATTTGAGTAACGCCAATTCCGCATATAGTTATTTGTTATCCAAATGAGAAACGCCGAAGTTGACGGACTCTTATTTATACATTAACGTTACTCACATGAGAAACGTTAGTCTACAAACGTGGTTTGGTCACAACGCCGAAAAAATCATTAAAAACAAGGGTATGACAAAACGAGCCGTGTCGGAAAAATGCGGAATCCCATACAGCACACTCAACAGCATGCTGAAGGGATACCGAGCCGTGACACTCGATACAGTCATCGCCCTGTCTGAGGCAACAGGAGAAGCGCCAAGCACCTTCCTTCCGCCTCAATTCAAAGAACAGAATCAGGCGCTCGCCGATGCGCTGGAAAACGCGACAGCCAACAATGCCAACAGCAAGGAGGAGAACTGAAATGAACACGTCGTTCGATATCACCGACATCGACTGCGCGCCCAAAGAACTCGAAGACGCTCTTGGCGTGAGCGGGAGAACGCTCTTCGACCCCACGGAGCATCCGATCCATGTGGACATATGGGACGGCAAGGCATACGTGACCTTGGCTGAAATGATCGAGCTCGAAGGCGACGCACTGTGCCACTTCCTGGCTATCGTCTTTCCGGCATCGCCATCGGCAGGTCCATACGTTCCGTCGCCTGCGGGGAATCGAGCCAACTGATGATGACATTATCCGCTCGCCCAAGAACGGCGGCGACGAACTCGAACTTGCGCGACGACCCCTTTGCCATGTCGCCCAACACAACCGGTTCGCACCCATCGGTCTCCAAGCGCACGTCATACGCGTCGAACGTGTTGCGGTTCCTGATCACGAACATGACGTTGTTCGGGCTCGGACTTGGATGCTCGATGACCCAGTCCGGAACGGACACCTTGCGTTCCAATAGATTGACCTGCCTATGCAGCGAATCCGAAGAGTCCCGCATGGCGTCCAGTTGCTCCGAGAACAGCGAGAGACGTCTTTCGAACCTTTCCGTATCGGTCCTCCCACTATTCGCGGCCCTTCTCCCGGTGATGACCCAACCGGCGACGGATACGCCGATAGTCACCACCCATCCAGCGATGGTCACCCATAACCCATTCATCGATTCTTCTCCTAACTGTTCGGCCCGCACGTCGCAAATGCGGGATGACACCGATTCTAGGAGAGGGCCGGGCGATTCTCCTAACGCCGCCCGGCATCACACACGCAAAGGAGGCGCGTGATGGATGACAAAGAGGTGTTCGCCGCATTGGCGGCGGCGTTGAAGCCGATGAACACAACGAAGGACATCGCGGACAACTGCGGCATCAAGGAAGGCACCCTGGCGTACTGGCGTAGCGCGGGCATCGGCCCGAAGTTCGTGAAGGTGGGACGAATCGTCATGTATCCGAAGGAGCAGATGATCGCCTATTTCGCGCAACACCTGTACCAGTGCACGGCCGAATACGAGGAAGAGGTGGGTGCGCGATGACCGACAACGACTGGCGTACCGATACCCCGTGGCCTGATCCATGGGAAGAAAAGGAGGACAAATGAGCGACATCCGCAAAGCCTGCGTCGAAGCAATATTCAGGGGATTTGAGGACGAGGGCGACGCCATCCGTCCGGCCTATGCCGACGGGTGGGACGACATCGAAGCAAGGCGTTCGCTCGGTCACATCGTCGGATACATCGACCTCGACGTGGCCGGCCTCGTGGACATCGTCATCGACACCATCAACAAGGAGCTGTGATGGAATCAATGCCTCTGGCTGTTGGTCAGGCACTGCTCGACTTCGTCGTTGCGACTGGCGCCGTGCTCCGTAGTGTAAGCGACGTGGACCGTCACACGACAGGATCCACGTCCGAAGTAGGTGAAGCCGGGTTGGGCGTTCAGACGGTCGATGCCGGCCTGGTCTTCGAATATCTGCTTGGAGAAGAACTCGCTTTCGAGCGCGACCTCTCCGAACGGCGCAACCTCGTCGACGTGCCGTTGCGCAACGGTCTGGTCTTTGAAACGGACGAACACGGACACGTCTCGTGCTATGTCGGGGCAATCGTTGACAAGGAAGACGGTCGAGGTTTCTCCATCGTATTCGACCCGCCACTTGTGGACCGTCTGGTCGGCGGTGACGGACAACGCCCGCTGGCTGATCGAGTTCGCGTCTGCAGCTATCTCGTTCGCCTTTCCTGCAAGGCGGTTGGCCTGCTCGGCGGCATGCTTCGATTCGACGGCGATCCGGTTGGCTTCCTCAGCCGAGCCGTTCGCCTGCTCAGAGAGCTTGTTGCCATGGCGCGCCTGGAACAAGGCGACACATCCGGAGACACCGCCAACCAATCCCGTGATGGCGCCAACGACGCCGGTGACCGCATTGATGTCCATTCCATCGATTCTACGGCCGGAGGCGAACGATGAAGGTTCTTGCCCTCGTCATCCTGCACCAGCTGCTGTTCGCGGTGTGGTTGCTGGCCATGTGGGTGCTGTACTGCACGCCGGCCTGCACGCACCCGATCGAACACCTCATCGCCGTGCCGTTCGCGGTGCTCATCCCCGCGGCCGTCATCATGCGCCGCCTGTGCTCGGACCCACGCTTCATCCGATGGGTGGACGAACTCGAGCGATGAAAGACCTGGGCGGCTCCTCACACATTGCGGCATGGACGTGGTTCGTCATGCGCGGCCATGCCTGAACCGCCCGCGCGTCAAGGAAAAGACGTTAAAACCAGCCGGACGGGTCATCTTCTCTCTTCTCCTCCCGCCCGGCCCTCGCCGGGGCCCGCGAACGGATGCGGGCGCCATGGATCGGCGTGTTCAGGTCACGCCGGCGGATGGATGCGCGGTTCGAATCCGCGCCCCGGCACGACATCAATCCAAAGGAGGCAAACGTTGCCAAGCAAAACACCAAGCAGGCCAGAAGGCGAGAAGTGGTTCGAATGGCCGCTCACACCCGCCAGCGTCGGCATGACGGCCGCCGAACTGATCGGCGAACTGTACGAGACCATCAGCGCGCTCAACCACGACCGTGGCTGGAACCTCACCATGGTCGCGCCGGCGCGCTTCGGCGAGATCGTCATCGACCGCGAGGCCGGATGCCTCCGCGCGAAATGCGCGTGGAAGGCCAAGGACCCCAGCCAGCTCGGCCCGGAACCCGCCGGATACGTGAAGGGAGCCTGACATGGCCATCGGAGAGACCGTCATCACCATCGTCGGCAACCTCACCGCAGATCCGGAACTGAGAACCACCGGCCAGGGCGCGCAGGTCGCCAGCTTCACCATCGCAAACACCGCGCGCGTCTATAACAAGCAGACCGGCCAGTACGAGGATGGGGCGGCGCTGTTCATGCGCTGCTCGGCATGGCGTGACATGGCCTCGCATTGCGCGCAGAGCCTCTCGAAAGGCATGCGCGTAATCGCGCAGGGACGCCTCCAACAGCATTCCTACCAGGCACAGGACGGCACCAACAGAACCGTCATGGAACTGCAGGTTGACGAGATCGGCCCGAGCCTGCGCTACGCCACCGCGCAGGTCAGCCGCATCAGCCGACAGCCGCAAGGTCCCGTCTACGGCAATCCCGCCGCGCAGACGCCGACCGTCAACACCGGCGCAGGCGGCTGGAGCCAACGGCCGCAACAGCCGGCGCAGACACAGCAACCCGCCCAGCCGCCGGCCGATGATCCGTGGGGCGCGCCGGCGTCCGACCAGTCATCATTCGGAGACTTCGGCAAACCCGATCCGGAACCGGAATTCTAAGGAGCAGCAATGAAAGCCAGCGAACAACAGGCGCTCATCCCGCAGGAAGCCACGCCAGACACACTCATCGACCTCATCGGCAAGACCCAGCAGGTCACCAAAGCCGCGGCCGTCGTGCTCAAGGCATGCCGCACCGTCATGGACACCAAAAACAAGCAGGAGCACATCGACAAGTGGGGCGGCATCCACGCCATCACCGAAGCCGTGTACGACTGCGCGGACCTCGCTCAGCGCATCCTCGACGCCGGCCTGGCCATGGAGAACATGTGCGCGAAGCCGGCCACGTCACGGCAGATGATCCTCATCGACGATCTGCGCCGCAGTCTCGACATGGACGATGGCGACGTGGAGGCGACCGTCGATCCGGACACCGGCGAGATCGACTGAACCACAGGAAGGAGAAGAAGAGATGTGGTTCATCATCGACGACCAGATGGCCGACGACAGGCGCATCCGCCGCCTGCCTCTCGCCACCGTGGGACTGTGGGTCAAGCTGTGCGTCATCCACTCCAAAGGCGTCTCGATGCAGGCCAAGGACCCGGCCGCGTATCCAGGATACTTCGACAAGCTCGATCTCAAGGACGCCGGCGGCACCATGAAGCAGCTGCAGCAGCTCATCGACTCCGGGCTTATGGAAGAGCACGATGGCGGATGGCGTCCCGTCTACGCGGAAGGCATCTGCAGGGAGCCGAAGATGCTCACCGAGGAACAGCGCGAGGCGCGGCGCAAGGCCGGAAGCAAGGGAGGACGCCGCAAGGCGGCCAACCAGAAAGCCAAGCAGACGTCTGGCGACTTGCCAGAAAACAGCCAAGCAAACGGAGAGCAAAACGGTAGCGAGATGGGTAGCAAAACGTCTAGCAAGTTGCTAGGGGACAGCCAAGCAAAAACATGGCATAAAACCGATACCGATACAGATATACCCTCTCCGACCCCTCCCGCCGGCAAACCGAAGCAACCCGCCACGCCGGAATCCGGTTTCGACCATTTCGCCGAAGCCTATCCCGGATCCGTCGGCGCGAAAGGCCGCAAGACCGAAGCCGAAGCCAGAGCCCTGTACGCGGCCATCGCCGGAAACCCCGTCGAACTCACCCGCCTCCAAACCGCGCTCCGCCGCTACAAGCACGCCGTCAACGACGGTCAAATCCGCAGCGGCCACATCCCACGGCTCAACACATGGCTCCGCGACCAGTGGAAGACCTGGGCGCCCGAACCAGTCCCGCCAACACCACGCCACAAGCACACCTGGAACTGCGAACACGTCCATCAGCTCATGGACCCGCACGAGGACGAATACGACCACACCGGAAGCCTCCGCAACGGCAACCCAAGCGAATGGTGGAAGGCATGCCAGGCGTGCGCAGACGAACTCAACAACCAAGAAACCAGCAAGGAGAAGCAATGAGCAGCTACCAAAGCAACGAAATCAAGCTCATCAACACGAGCCTGATCGACCCCCACCCCGACAATCCACGCAAAAACATCGGCGACGTGACCGACCTCGCCGCCAGCATCAAAACCAACGGCCTCCTCACGCCCCTCAGCGTCGTACCCAACGGCGAGCGCTACAGGGTCATCGCCGGACACCGCAGACTCGCCGCATGCAAACAGGCCGGCATCGGAGTCGCCCCATGCTTCGTGCTCCATCTCAACCCATTGCAGCAGTTGGAGGCCATGGTCACCGAGAACTGCCAGCGCGAACAGCTCACCGTGTTGGAGGAGGCCGACGCCATCCAGGGCATGCTCGACCTCGGAGCCACTACCGCCGACGTCGCCCACCGGCTCGGCCGAAGCGGCGACTACGTGCGTGACCGCGCCAAGGCCGCCAGCATCAAGACCGAGGTCAGAGCATCCCGCGACGATTTCGGCCAGATCTCCATCGGCCAGCTCGTGGCCATAGCGCGATATGACGGCCAGCCGGACAGGCAGAAGAAGCTCGCGCAGGCGGCCGGCACCTCGAACTTCGACTACACTCTCCGCCGCATCGAACGCGACGACCGCGACCGGCAATGGATCGAATCGGTCGCCGCGCTCCTCGTGGAGCCCGATAACGGCATCAACCTCATCCCCGACCCCGAAAAGCCCTACAGCGACCCGGAATGGCGCTACCTCGGCTGCATGTTCCCGTCCACCGGCACCCCCGAAGAAGCCATCGAGAAGATCCGCGAACAAAACCCCGCAGCCGTATCCATCCACACGGTCTCGCAGCAGGTCTACCTCTGGACCCGCCGCGACAAGACCGCCGACGCCGAAAAGGAAGCCCGACGAGCCGCCGAACAAGCCGAACGCGACGCCCGCCGGCACGCGCTCGAGGAATACGCCGCCGCATCAGCAGACAAGCGCATGACATGGCTCCACGCCAACCTCCACGGCATCAAACGCGCCCAGCTCATCGAAACCACGGCCCGGCTCGGACTCCTGCAGATCATCGACCCCTTCCCAGGCGGCTTCACCGACGCCCTCACCAACTGGAACGATCACACAGGAAGCCGCGAGGAATACGAGAAGATCACCGGCATCACAGCCGACGACGCCCCGACAGCTGCCCGCATCAGCCTGCAGACCGACGACTGGCCATTGGAAGCAGCATCCATCCTCGCCGCACGCATCGAATGGTTCATCGACCCGACCGACTGGACCACCGTCAACGACACCAGCAGACGCATCCCCGGCTACTACCAGATCCTCCAAGACCTCGGCTACACGCCCGCCGACGACGAAACCAGCCACCTCGACCAGCTCATCGCCGCCATCACCGAAGCCGACTCCGACGAAAACGAAGAAGACGAGGAGAACAACCAATGACCAGGGAACAACTCGACAAACTCAGCCGCCTCCTCACCGACACCGCTCAGACCGCCAGCACAATCGAACTGCGAGCGCTCGCCGGTGGCAGGGCGGATGACGGCATCGTGGCGATGGCGGCCGGGTTGAGGGCCAATTGCACTGCTTGTTTGGTGTTGGTTGACGGTCTGATGCAGGAGGGGGTGCGTTGTGAGTGAGTTCGCGGATTCGAAGCGTGCCGCCTTGGAGCGGCAGGGATGGCATTGCCTGCGGTGCGGGACGAACATCCATGATCCGTCATGCTGGCCTGGACGTTCCGGCCATCACCGTCAGTTGCGGCGGGCGGCGGATCCGGATGTGAGGCACAGTCCGGCCAACATCGTCGAACTGTGCGGCAGTGGGACCACGGGCTGCCATGGGTGGGTTCACCAGCATGTGGCCGAGGCGGAGCGGCTGGGATTGATCGTTCCGTTCGGCGCGGATCCGCGTGATGTGCCGGTGTTCGACTGGCGAGGCCGATGGCTCCGGCTCAACCAGGACGGGACAGCCATCACGCTCACCCAGACCGAAATCATCCTCCTCCAGACGAAAGGAAACCGACAATGAACGAAGAAGCGGCCAAGCCCGACGCGCTCCTGTGGTTGGACTTCGAGACAACCGGCATCGATAGGGCATCGTCCCTCCCGCTGGAAGTCGGCATGGAATGCACCGACGTGTTGGGCGAACAATCGTTCGGATCGCTGACGCGCATCATCCGTCCGGCCAGCCTGGACCTGCTGGATATGAGTCCTGTGGCGTTCTCGATGCACACCGACAACGGACTTCTGTTCGAGCTGCTGAACAGTTCGTTTCGCAATGACAGCATCGGCGCCGTGGCCAACGCGGTCGAGGAATATCTTGACTCGCTCTCGCAGCGGTTCACGCTCATCCCGGCGGGAACAAACGTGGACTTCGACATGGCTTTTCTGGCACGGCTGAACCTGCGGCCAAGCGCATGGCTGAGCTATCGAAAGTTCGACTTGACCGCGCTCCGCCGCTACCTCACATTCCTGCAATGCCCGGAAGACCTATACAAGGACCACCAAAGCCCACACAGAGTACGCGACTGCATCCAACGCGACATCAACGACTACAGGAGGTACCGCGAACTCCTGAAAGGGAAGTGGTGATGAGCATCGCAGCAGTGATCCTCCTATGCGCCGCCATCCTGATCGGCTGGGTGGCCAACAGGCCATGAACCGTACCAACTATGAAAGGAACCTCGGAATGAAACAGACCATCAACCGCATCTTCAACCGCGTCGGCGACTGGTTCGCCACGCTGTTCTCCCTCGCCGCGCTGCTGCTCGTGCCGCACGCCATCATCCGGCCGATCATCGGCATCGGCCTCCACCACTGGATCCCCATCCAATGGCTCGCCCTGCACGTCATGCTCATCATCCTCACCTTCTGCGTCGCGCTCGCCGCCTACATCATTGCTGACCGCACCGCGCCGGAACCGCCGGAAACATACTGAAAGGAGCCATCATGGCAGACCAGGGAAACGTCCCGATCAGTCTGGAGACGCAGAACAAGGTGGCCAAGGCCATCTACCTGCGCTGGCATCGCAACGGCCACCGCCATCCACGCCCATGGAACGAGATGGCCACGGAGGACAAGGAGCCATGGAGGCGCGTGGCCAAGGACGCCATCAGAACGTTCTTCGACTCTCCCGAATTCCAGAACCTGCTCGACGACGTGTACGACGACGCCGAGAAGGACACCAAAGGCAAGAACGAAGGCGTGCAGTGAGCGTCAACGTTCCACTGCGCAAGTGGCGGTCGGCCGACCCGGCCATCCTGATCGGCCGCCGCTGCATCGCCCGCGCCAACGACGACGTCGTCATCGACGGCCGGCTCGAACTCATCCGACATCCGGACGGCACCGCCAGCCTCCGCTTCCAGGGCATCGGAAACGACATCATCTCCCATGATCCGAACACATGTTCCAACAGCATGAGCGACGGCATACGAAGCCTCGCCATCTACGGAAAGGAATGAAATGCACCACACAGACACCGTCAGAATCGCCACCAACCCACGCAAATGGCGCAGACCTGCACCCTGCCCGGCATGCCGCAAGTCCCGGCCGCTCATCCTGACCCTCGGCACCATCTACAACCTCCGAACCCGCCAACCGGTCAACACCATCTACGGCTGCATCTGCCCCAACTGCCGGCACAAATGCATCCTCCACATCGACGGCAAAAACCTCAAAAAAGCCATCCGCCTCTGGAACCACCACGCCAGCCATCGAAGGAACGAACAATGAGAAACACCATCTGCGCCACACTTACCGCCATCACCCTCACCCTCTGCACCGCGCTCGCAGGATGCGGAAGCGCGTCGGAGCCTTCCACGCCAGCGCATGCGGTCAGGTCCGTCGACTCGCAGTGCTCCGCCGGGGCCGACGTATTCACGGAATGCGTCATCACCCTGACCGACACGATGCAAGTGGACTGCATCGTCTACTCGACGAACGGCAAGCAGGCCGGCCTGTCCTGCGACTGGAGCCATGTGAGCGGTGCAGACAAGGAACCACAGTGAAAATCTGGTCGCAATGCGGCGCCGTATGCATCGCTCCGGAAGACGACGAGGAACGGCAGGCGTGCGAAATCGCCGTCAACGCCCTGCTCAGATGGTCGGCGGAACACGACAAGGAAAAGGAACAGCAATGAGAAACAGCGACGCAGACATCGCCATCAATACACTCAACAAACTCATCGCCCAGGAATACGAGGCGGCGAGCGCGGGGATGCGTTATGGCAATCGATCTCTTGAGGAAAGCGCGTCGATTCGATACCACGCCTATCTCAATGCCAGGGACAAGATTCGGGAGGCGCTCGCCGATGCCATGGATGAGCGGGACGCGCTGAACCCGTTTCTGCCTCAGCGTGATGAGTTGGTCACGCAGGATATGCACACGTGCGATTTGTGTGGCAGGCGGGTGTCCAGTCCGGTCTATGCCGTGCATCTTGCCTATATGGATCAGGCGAAGACCGCTTCGGAGGTGTGTGCCGGCTGCATGTGGCGGATGAAGTTCCAGCCGGTGAGGGCCATTTCGTTGGACATGTACCGGCTGTTCGAAAGGTGGCTGGACGAGCAGAATGAGACGGAGCAGTGAGTTGGAAATTTAAGGTAGTGCCGCTCACATACACGACCGACAGGGACGCATGGACGCTCACGCTGAACAACGCCGGAACGCTCGAAAGCCTGCTTTCCGAGGGGTGGAGTGTGGTGCGGACCGACGTGCTGCCTGGACTCAATGGGAAAGGCGAGTACAAGGTACCGCCGAACACATGCTTCGAACCGTCACTGCCGCCGACGCTCGTCTACATCCTCGGTAAGGAGGCGGAATGATGCACGGCATCAGTCGTAACAAACGGCGCTCGCCGCATGCATGCCGTAGCGCGGTCGGGATATTCATCTGCGCGAGCAACGGCATAGGTCCGGCGCAATACGAGGACAGCCTGCGCAGGATAGAGCATTGCGTCATCTGCGGCAGGTGGTGGAAGCTATATGCCGCGTCCTCACATCTGACCATCTGGACCGAACTGCCCGAATGGGTGGTGTGGCTGCTGCGACACAAGACCTGGAAGACCATGCACAATCAAAAGAGGAAGGAAACGAAATGAGTGAGGAAACACTAGACCCGCCACTGCCGCCGATCGACGCGCGCACCGAAGCCGTAGCCGAACGTCTGTTCGGGCTCAAATGGGCGCTCCGCAAGGACTCCACCGAAATCATCCATGAGGAATGGCGGACCGCATCCAAATGGATCCGCGACGGATACCTGCGCCAAGCCATCGAAGTGCTCGCCGCCGCCGACCAAGCGGAACCCGCGAGCGCCAAGGCCTCCGGCTACCAGGACCGCATGCGTGTCGAGTACCGGGAGTTGACCGTCCGCGCCGGCAGGCTCAGGGACATGCTGCAAAGGTCTGCGGATGGCACGCTCGACTTCGAGCCCACCTGCCCGATCACTCTGTTAAGCAGGCAGCTCGACGTCATGGACGCATACGCCAATCTGCTCCGCCATAGAGCCAAGATCGAACACGTCAACCTCGAAAAACAGGACTCCGCCACCGAATAAACAAAGAACCCGACCTTCCGGCCGGGCTCTGGCATTACCACAAACCAGACTACACCCGCCGGAGGGAATCAAACAAATGTACGAACCAACCAACGAATCCCAACCAACCACCACCAACACCACAACAAACACCAGCCAAACAACACCAGCGCTCGCCGGTGTGTGCCTCGTCTGCGGCGGAGGATGCGCTGTCGGCGACACCATGTGCGCGAGATGCGATGGGCTGATGCGTGGCTGGCTGCGGGAATATCCATCATGGTTGGATTCGCTGCATGAGTTCCTGGACTCGACCGCGCATTACGGAGGCCGCCAGCCTGGACGCGTCAACCTTCCAGCCGCGCCGACGCCAATCCGATTGCCGGTGCTCGACCACATGCAGGACATCGAGGATGCCGCGATCGCACTCTGGCGCCGGTTGTATGCTCCGCCTGCCATGCCTTGGGCTACCTGTGGCGTGCATCCGCCGCTGGTGGACATGCTGCGTGTCTGCGCCGGCAGTCCTCGACTGCGCCGCATGCCTGATATCGCCGACTTCTACCATGAGTGGGAGTCGATGGTTCGAAAGACGCTGGACATCATCGACGTGCCGCCTGCGAAACATGGCATCGGAAGATGCCCGAACCCGCTGTGCGGAGTCGAATTGACAGCGGCGGTCGGCGCGGTAAGCGTTGCATGTCCCGTGTGTGGCAACACTTACCTTGTGGCGGATGTGCGGTTGGGGTTTCTGAGGGAATGCGTTCGGTCGGGACGCGCGTTCACGGCGGGGGAGTGCGCGGAGCTGCTGCGCGAATGCGGATTCCAGTGCAATGCGAACACGATTCGCTCATGGCGCGAGCGCGGCAGGCTCCAGCCGGTTGGTGAAAACGTGAAGGGGCAGCCGTTGTACAGGCTTTCCGATGTGCATGGACAGGTCGTGCGACGCGACTCGATTTGACAAAATCGAAAGTGCAACGCACAATTGTCAGTGGATTAGAGGGTTCAAACCGAAGACATGCGGTTTGAACCCTTTTCATATCCACCTTGGATTCTCCTAACTCCTTGGGTTGCGTAACACCGTCCTGTCCGAACGGCATATCGGACACGCTCCGCCCACTCCCGTCAGAGTGGACATACCCCAATGTGGCAGGCAAGCCAATCCCGTGCTTCCGTGATGCGGTGATGCTCAAATCCGCCTGCCGGTATGCCTTCGTAGGAATCAGTGGTAGATCGTACCGGCCGCGAGTCTTTATTGGATTCTCTTCCTTGTGGCCGCGTGTGGACGCGGGTTCGAATCCCGCCGAAGGCACCCATGAAACAAACCCGGGGTAGGGGTATTCGCAGATGATGGGGAGCCCCTACAAGACACGGGAGTGTCCATATACGGGAGCCCCTATACCGGCATTCCAGCAAGCCAACGGCGAAGATAATCATTGATGCATCCATGACACCCCGGGGCTCATACATGTGGGGAGGCCACATGAGCAAGCGGCGTAACGAGCGTGTCAGCAACGGCTGGCGGCGCAGACAGCTCAGGGCAAGAGTGCTGGCCGCATACGACGTGTGTGCCATCTGTGGCAAGCCAGTCGACAAGACATTGAAGACACCACATCCGATGAGCGCCGAAGTCGACGAGCTCATACCGGTCTCACGTGGCGGTGATCCATACAGCTTCACTAACTGCAGGCTCACGCACCGCATCTGCAACAGGTTCAAGAGCGACAAGACAGACGAACACGCACGAGCGCTGCTGGCCGGCAAGCAGACCATCAAACCAAGCTCGATGCCGTTCAAAACGTTCGGCATCTGACCCGATACCAGGGCAGGGTACCCGGTCATACCCCCTTGGGGTAGCCTCGGGTGCAGTGCCGATATCCCTCCCGGAATGCAAACGTCGGAAACAGGGGAAACAACGAAAGGTCGGAAAGCGAGGGAGGCGCCGATGAAGTGCGAGCTCTGCGGCAAGGAATTCCAGCCATCCGGCCATGGGCGGCCGCAGAAGTACTGTTCCAAGTCCTGCCGCCAGAAAGCCGATTATCGTCGGAAAAAGAACAGGCCCCGGGACCGGAACGGTAAGCCGCCCGTCAAAGCCGTGGAAACGAAACAGAAGCCGGAGCAGGATCTCGACCAGCGGAGCTTCGAACGGATGATGGACGGCAGCATGCTGGACATACTGCGAGACAACCGTGACCTGCTGCTCAAGGCCATGGCCGATCCCACGACGCCGGCGAACGCGCTGCCCGCGATCAGCCGCCAGCTCATCGACGTATGCGAACGCATCGAAGCGCTCCAAGGCGGCGGTCTGACCGACCTGCTGGACGATGAGGAAGACGAGGTGACGGACGATGTCGGAGCGTCGATTGTCTGAAATCGCCAAGGTCCTCCGCCAGCCGGAAGGCATCGTCGGCAGCGAGTTCACTCGAATCAACAAAGCCGCGCGTAAGGCCGGCATCCGTTTCGACTTGTGGCAGCAGGGCTTCTTGTGGCTTCTGTTCGCCAAGAACGCGGAAGGCAAGTATGCGTGTGGCGCGGACGGCGCCGTGCTGTCCAGCTGCAGGCAGATCGGCAAGACCTTCACCGTCGGCACCGCGTTGTTCCTCAAGGCGATACTCACACCGAACCTGAAAGCCATCTGGACCGCCCACCATACGCGCACCAGCGACGAGACATTCGCGGACATGTGCGAGATGGAGCACAATCCAGTGCTCGGCCGGTACGTGGAACGCATCCGCAGAGCAAACGGCCAACAGGAGATCACGTTCACGTCCGGCAGCCGCATCATGTTCGGCGCCCGCGAGAACGGTTTCGGCCGAGGATTGCACAGCGTGGACGTGGCCGTGTTCGACGAAGCGCAGATCCTCACAGTGCGCGCGATGGACAACATGATTCCGGTTTTGAACACGAGTCCTAACCCCCTGGTCGTGTATATGGGCAATCCACCCAAGCCGGGAGACCAGTGCGATGCGTTCACGGAGAAACGCATGCACGCGCTGAACCATGACGGAAACCTCCTCTACGTGGAGCTCGCCGCCGACAAGGACGCGGATTCGGACGACCGCGAACAGTGGGCTAAAGCGAATCCCAGCTATCCGAAACGTACAAGCGAACAGGCAATCATGCGCATGCGCAACAACCTGTCGGACGATTCATTCCGTCGTGAGGCGCTTGGCATATGGGACGAGACCACCACCGCATACGCCATCAGTCCCGACCTGTGGCAGGCCGCGGCCGTCGACGACGTGCCCGAGGGCGGCACGGTGAGCTTCGGCATCGACATGCCTCCGGACAGGAGCGTGCTGACCATCGGAGCGGCGCTACGATACGCGGACGGTTCGGCCATCGTCCAGATGGCGAACATCAAGGACGCGCGGCAGGCGGGAACCATGTGGGCCGTGGACTGGCTCGCCGAACATTGGCCGAAGACCGCCAGCGTGGTCATCGACGCGCAGTCGCCCGCCATGAGCCTGCTGCCGGAACTGAAGAAAGCACATGTGAAGGTCACGGTCACGAACATGCAGGAGATGGGCCGAGCATGCGGCCGGTTCCTCGACATGCTCAAAGCCGGAACGCTCAAGCACCCGCGGGACGAATACCAGCCGCAGCTGGCCGCGGCCGTCAAGGGTGCGACCACGCGTCCATTGGGACAGTCCGGCGCGATCGCTTGGAACAAACTCGGCAGTGATGTCGACATCACGCCGCTCGTGTCCACCACGCTCGCCCTGTACGGGGCGTTCACGACGCTCCGACATCCCGGAAGACGACAGATCATCGGAGGAATCTAAATGAGCGACATCCAGACAACGGCAGCGCCGGACGGGTGGAAACCTACGGGAGGAGCCGGAACGGTGCCGAAACTCGTCGTGCCGACGCACATCGACGGACTCTCCGGTGAGGAGAACGCGCTGCTGCGCGAACTCGCCGAGGTATGGACGCGCCACGCGAGCCGCAACCGAACACTCACCGCCTACTACGAAGCCAAGGAGCCACTGGTTGATTTTGGACTGACTGTGCCGAAGTCCATCAAGGATCATTACACGCCGCTTGGGTGGGCACGCAAGGCTGTGGATATGCTCGCTGAGCTTTGCGTGTTCGAGGGATTCGTCTCGCCGGGCGTGGACGACCCGTTCGAACTGCAGGACTTCATGAGCCGCATCGGATTCACTAGCGTTCTGCAGCAGGCCATCCAGACTGCGCTCATTCACGGCTGTTCGTTCCTCAGCGTCGTCCGGGACTTCGAAGGAAGACCGCTCATCCGCACGCATACCGCGGAAAGCTCGGCCGCCGTCTGGGATTACCCTAACCGGCGGGTCAGGGCGTGCATGGCCATCACCGACGTTGACGACAACAACGAGGCCACCGGACTCGTGCTCTACATGCCCGACCGCAACATCAGCGTGCAGCGCCGTCTCGGCTACTGGTGGCGCGTGGACGATGAGCAACCCACCATCGACAACGAGTGCAGCGTGTTCCGCCTCGCCTACAAGGCTACCGAGGTCAAACCGTTCGGACGCTCCCGCATCAGCCGGGACGCTATGGCCATCATCGACGGCGCGAACCGCACTATCGTGCGCGCCGAAGCGAATGCCGAATTCTACGCGTTCCCAAAAATCCTGCTGACAGGCACTTCCGAAGAACTCGCCTCGTTGGGCACGGACGACGCGTTAAAGCTTTATATGGGTCGCTACAACATGATCAGCAAGGACATCGACGGGCAGTCCCCGACCGTGACGCAACTGGCCGCGTCGAGTATGGACCCGCATCTGACGATGCTGAAAAGTTGGGCGGCGATGTTCGCCAGTGCGATGAACATTCCAGCCAGCTCGCTAGGCATCGTGTCCGACGCGAACCCGACGTCCGCCGACGCGACCGAGGCACAACGTGAGGACCTGATTATCGAGGCGCGCCATTGCGACCGGGATTTCGGTGAATCGATCCTGCAGGCAGCCCGTCTTGTGGCACGGATGCAGGATCCATCCGTGCCCGACGAGGAGCTGATGAAACTGCAGGTCGACTGGAAGAACCCGAACACGCCGTCGAGCTCCATGAGCGCCGACGCATTCAGCAAGCTCGCTGGAAGCATCGACTCGTTCGCCAACAGCGAGGTCGGCATGACACGCGCCGGATTGAGCCGAAGCGAGATCGTCCGGCTGAAGGCCGACCAGCGCAAGGCCCAGGCCGGTCAGGTACTCGATCAGATTCGAGGCATGCGCCAACAGACGGAGCAGCAGACCGATGCGGCGGCGAGGGAAGGCGGTATGAATGAGCCCGAACAGTCTGAACCTGCCGCCGGAACGACGCAGAAGGCTTGAACTCGACCTCAATGATTTGTACGAGGATTACACGGACACCATGAGCCGCCTGCAGAAGGAGGCCGGCAACAGTGTCTCGGGCCTCGTCTGGGACGGTGAAAGCCAGGAGCTCATCAAAGCGGAGATCAACCGGTATGCCGACGCCGCCAGCAGGCTCGCATCCGACTACTACGGCCACGTACGCGACCTGTGGGCGCAGTACGGCGGAATCGATATGCCGGAATACGAGCCGCCTTCCATCACCGCCGACCGCGCGGTCTGGCAGATGGAAGGCGGTTTCAACAACACTGACTTCATGGGATTGCACTACAAGGATGTCATTCCAGATGAAAACGGAGCCGTTCACAACAACGCCGGAAGAACCATCGACGACCTGTGGCCCACGTTCGCTGACGAGGAGCAGGCGCTGGAATACGTGCAGAATCTGATTCAGACCGTCGGGCGGCTGACCATGCAGAGGGCTGTGGCCAACGATCCCACCAAGCCTCGCTGGGCGCGTGTGCCGCGAGGGGCTAAGACATGCGCGTTCTGCCTTATGCTCGCCTCGCGTGGCTTCGCCTACCTGAGCGAGGACACCGCCGGACGGCAGATGCAATACCATACGGACTGCGACTGCGACATCGTGCCAAGCTGGGGCGGCAGCAAACTCAAAGGATACGATCCGGACAAGTATCGTGAAATGTACCAGGCAGCCAAGGCTGCGGCCGGCGATGACGGCGACTGGCGTGACTCGCTAGCCCAATTGAGACGCATCTATCACGATGAGGTCAATGATGGTGTGACTGCCCAACCGACGATTCGATGGAGCGGCAAATCGATTCCAATCAGCGCTTCCGAACTATCGAGATTGTCGGATTATAGCGTCAGGATGCCTGGAGATAGATTCTCCAACGACGAGAAGATCGCGGCTTTGATGGATTGGACCGGAGACAGCTACAAAAGTATCAACGGCTACCTGTTCGGCGGACGAAACCCGTCGAAAGACGTCATCCATCAGGTCGAATGCATCGACGAAGCGATATCCGACCATATCACCCGAGAACGTTTCACGGTCGACAGGCAGATGCGGTTGTCGACGTTCCACGTCAACGACATGGAGTCGCTTTTCGATTTGAATACCGGTCGTACCTTCGAACACATCGGCTACATGGCCACCAGCATCAAGGAGGGAGGCATTGACGTTGATGGGGAAGACCGCATCGCCACAAGAATCCTGGTACCGCCGGGAAGCGCCGGCGTGTATGTGGAGCCGATCACTCAGCATCCGGGAGAATACGAAATTCTTCTGCCGAGAGGAAGGGCTCTTCGTTTCGAAGGGCTTGGAGCATCCGACGGCAGACCGATCGTTTATCTGAGACTGCTATGATTGAGCCTATGGATCGTTCCGACCGTTTCACGTTTATGCCCGGTGATTTGAAGGAAGTCACCGATGAGCGCCATCTTGCGGAAATCAAACGCAAGTATGGCGATATCTCCATGCCACAGGACGAATATGAATGGGTCAGGAACGAAGGAAAGAAGCGCTGGTCCGTCGGCGACTATGTGTCGACCGACGAGCTGCGGTCCGAATACGCGCGAAGAAAAGCGCTGGGAAATCTCTGAATCCCAGAAAGCCATCACGTCGAAACGTGATGGCTTTTCTTTTACCTTTCACACCCCAGCGATGGGGCGGGGCGCAGCCATGCGCGAAACCAACAAGAATGGCCGTCAACTCGCCGGCGTCAGGCGTGGAAACCAAGAACAAGCAAAGGAGCCACCAACCATGGCAGAAGAAAACCAGACCGGCGCGGACGGCCAACAGGAGCCGGAACAGCACTCTCCGGCCCCAAAGGACGTGAACAACGCGAAGCTGAGGACCTTCACCCAGGAGGAAGTCGACCGCATAATCAACGAGCGTCTCGGCAGGGAACGCGGCAGGAAAAGCGACTACGAGGAGCTCAAGGAGAAGGCCGGACAGACTGCCGACCTCGAATCGAAACTCTCCAAGGCGCTCGAGGAGAACGAGAAGCTCAAAAGCGAAGCCAAACAGGCCGAACACGAGAAGGAGCTCTCCACGATACGCGCCAACGTCGCGGCCAAACACGGCATCACCGACCCGAGCGTCCTCGCGGGCGACGACGAGAAGCAGATTGGCGAATACGCCGAGAAACTCATGAAGGTGTTCGCCGACATGCGTTCCCGCGGCACGGTTGCGGACCAGAGCGCCCGCACCGGACAGGCCAAGGCTAAACATTCCAGCCGCGAGGACTTCGTCAACGCCATGAGCAACACGCTCCTGTGAGCCAACCAGCAAACAACATTCATTTGAAAGGACAAACCATGACAGATCCGTCCATGACCCGAAAAAGCAACGGTCTAGACCTCACCCCTGAAACCCAGGCGGAGATCTTGCAGACCGCAAAATACAAGAGCGCGTTCATGCAGCTCGTGCCGGAGATGAAACTGCCCGGCAACGGTGCTCGCGTGCCGATCATCATCGGCGACCCGGAGGCCGCATGGGTCAATGAGGGTGCGGAGAAGCCGAAGAGCGGCGTCACCTTCGGCAAGAAGGACATGCTGCCGTACACCATCGCGGTCATCATGCCGTTCTCCAACCAGTTCCGCCGAGACTTCGGCGCTCTCTACGACCAAGTGGTCGCGAAGGGTCCGGGAGCCATCGCCCGCACGTTTGACAAGACCATCATGGGTCTCGTCGACGCTCCGGGTGCGGACTTCGACACCCTGAAGAGCGCGCAGACCGTCAGCATCGGCAAGGACGTGTGGAAGAACCTGAACAAAGCCGACGACCTCGTGTCCGAAGCGGATGGAACCGTGGACGGTTGGGCGTTGAGCACCCAGGGTCGCAGTGTGCTCCGGCAGGCGACCGACAACAACGGACGCCCCCTGTTCCTCAACGGCACCGCCGCCTCCGACGTGAGCACCGTGCTCGGCAACCGCACCTACATCAGCAAGGGCGTTCACGTGCCCGCCGTATCCGAGACACCGGGACCGGCCAAGGCAGAGATCCTCGGCGTGTGCGGCGAATTCTCCTCCGCCGCATGGGGTTCCGTCGAAGGAATGCAGACCAGCATCTCCGACCAGGCGTCCATCACCATCGACGGCAAGCAGGTCAACCTGTGGGAGCACAACATGTTCGCCGTGCGAATCGAAATCGAGGTCGGCTTCCGTATCCGCGACATCAACCGCTTCGTCCTGCTCACCGCCTGACGGAGTCCGACATGACTGTCGAACCAGACGTGTTCGCCACCTCCGTCGACCTCGAACAGAGGTGGCACAAACTCACCGACGAGGAACGTGAGAAGGCCGACACGCATCTCGCGGACGTGACCGACTACATCAAGGAACGCTCCCCGAGCTGGCAACGTCTCCAAAAAGAACGGCCACGCCTGCTGACGAAGATCACCTGCGACATCGTCCGCAGAATCATGCAGGCCGACCCGTACGACATTCCCGGCGGCATCACGCAGATGAACCAGACCACCGGCAGCTTCAGCGAACAATACAGTTTCGGAGCGCCCACCGGCGATCTCTGGCTGCGCGACGACGAGAAACGCATCCTTGGCATCAACGCTCAGCGCGCGTTCAGCGTCGACATGGCAACGGGGGAGACGTCCTAGTGGAAACCATCGAAGTGTGGCGCGGCCAGTCCACCACCGACACGGACGGCAACCCCATCCAGGGCAAACCCGTCCGCGTCGGCACGTTCCAGGCGATGGTCGCGCCAACCTCTACCACCGACCAGACCGAGGAGAACGCCAGCCCGCAGACCATCGAATACACGATCCACATCCGCGGTAGCCAGCCGACAGGCATCCAAGCCACCGACCTGATCAAAGTCAGAGGCATCCTCCTGCCCGTCAAAGGAAAGCCGCAAGTGTGGAACAACCTCCACGGACGCCACATCGGCGACGTCATCACCGTGGGCGAACGGGAAGGATAAGCATGGCCAAACGATGCAGATTCGTATTCAACCGCAAGGCGTTCAGCCAACAGGTCCTCAAAAACGAGACATTGCGCTCGCGCATGAGGGACGCGGCCGAGGCCGCCGTAGAGGATGACCGTTGCATGGTCCGCGACCATGACGGCAAGAACCGTAGCGGCGTGGCGATCATCTGCCCGGCACCGGTGGAGAAGGCGCACGGCACGCTAGAGGACACGCTCGGAAGGATGCGCGTATGAGCATCCCGGTCACTCCCCGGCGCACGGAACCCCTGCTCCTGCCCAAACTGAGGACACTGTTCCCGGACGTGACGTTCGACACCATCGAACGAAGCGACCTCGAACCTCCCTTCACCGAAGCCACGCTGGCCGACTCCATGCAAGGCATGAGCACCCCAATCTCGCAGTACGTGCGGCTGCGGCTGAGCGTGCGCTGCATGAGAGAGGACCATACGGGCGACTGGGACAAGGCCGCACGCCTGTGGGCCGACATCGCGAGGGAGATCATCGGGCTTGGAACCGTCGCGCCGCTCATCGACGCGTCACTCGAATCCGGGCCGGTACGCATGACTGACGAGGACAAGAGGCTGGTGTGCGCGTACGGAGTGCTCCTGCTCGAGGTCACCGTCAACTGAAACACAACCAAAGACAACGTGCCGCCACACGCGAAGAACGGAAAGGTGCAGACGAATGTCTGACAACAACGAAAAAACCACCGTCGCCGCGCAGGGCGCGACCGACTACGGGTACGTGTCCAGCGGCAACACCGCAGGCAACGTGCGCCTGATCAAGAACTACGCGCTGTTCCTGTTCCCCAAGGGCGACAGCACGTTCGTGGCTCCGACCGGAGTGGCCTGGACCCCGCCGGCAAGCAAGAAGCCGATCGGCTACTCCACGGAGGACGGCGCCGTACTGCATCCGGAACCGGGCGACAGCACCGACTACAAGGCCCACAACGGCGACATCGTGCTGTCCGACACGGATCCGGGCTACTGGACCCTGCAGCTCGCCGCCATGGAGGGCCGCAAGGATGTGGTGTCGGCCTACTTCGACGTGGACGTCGATTCGGACGGCGGCATCAGCATCAAGGGCGCCGGATTGAAGAAGGAGTGGATCCTCGTGCTGGTCGCGCTCGACCAGCAGGACCGTCCGTTCCTCCTGTACGGCACCAACGCGAAGGTGAGCGACCGTGACGACGTGAGCCTGAAATCCAGCGAGATCATGAACTTCAGCATGACGTTCAAGATGCTCAAGGGCACCAACGGCGAACAGTTCCACGCATGGGGCCTCGTCACTGAAGACGCCAAGTGACCCATTGATTCTTCCCGTGCGGCCGATGGCGGTCGGCCGCACGGGACACCCATTCAACCGCCAACCATTAGAACGGAGCCAACATGAGCGACAAAGAATACCATGTCGTGGACGTAGACCTGACCGAAGCGGAAGAGCTCAAACCCGACGTGCACCTCGAGGTCGCCGGCGTCAAACTCGACCTGCCGAACCTCAACAACGCGGAACTGCCCATCGAACTCGTCCAGGCCATCCTCCTGATCAAAAGCAAGCCCGCATTGTCCGACGAGGAAATCACGGCCTGCGTGAGCACGTTCCTCGCCTACTTCCAGACGATGCAGCCGAACTTCTGGAACGTGCTGCGCAAGACCAAACGTCCGATGGCCTACCTCACCGCGACCATCAAGGCGTGGGCCGAGGAATCCGGACTGGACCCAAAAGCGTTTACCTCGCCCACCTCTGGAACAACAATCGCGCAGCACTAGCCTACGACTGGATCCGAGCGTACGGGCAGATCTACAGGCCCGTACGCTTCCGGGAATGGGTTGAAGGCCAACGTCCACGAGTCGATTGGGGACTCGCCTGGGCGTTGACCCGCGAAATCCTCAAAGACCATACGAGTCACTCGTGGATGGCGTTGCAGAACGCCGTCTACGCGCCCGACGGAGCCGAACAGGCGGTCTGGACGCTGTCCGGACAACGCAAACGCCCATGGTTCGACCACGAGCACGACCCCCTCCGCCAGCCGACACCGGCGCACAACCTCACCCGCCGTCAACGCGAGGACAGGGAACGGCTCAAAGCCTACTTCCACATCAACGACGACCTCTGATCCCGACCGCCATCGGAATCCCGACACACAGCAAGGAGCACGATGGCAGCACAGGACATAGGCGTCGCATACGTCCACGTCGAACCATCCGGCAAAGGATTCGGCAAAAGCATCGAAGGCGACATCGGCGACGCCGTCAGCAAAGCCTCTAGGAAAGGCTCCAACACCCTCATCTCGAAGATCGGCGGAGCATTCGGCAAAATCGGCAAGGTCGGCACAGGCGCGATCGCCACCCTCGCCGGCGGCATCACCGCACTGGCCGCCAAGGGCGGCTTCACGCGCGCCCTCAACATCGAGAACGCGCAGGCCAAGCTCAAGGGGCTGGGGCACGACAGCGCCAGCGTCACCGAGATCATGAACGACGCGCTCGCATCCGTCAAGGGCACCGCGTTCGGACTGGGCGACGCCGCGACCGTGGCGGCCAGCCTGTCCGCTTCCGGCGTCAAGGAGGGCGGGGAGCTCACCCAGGTCCTGAAGACGGTGGCGGACACGGCACAGATCAGCGGCCGTAGCCTGACTGACATCGGCACGATCTTCGGGTCGGTCGCCGCGCGAGGAAAACTCCAGGGCGACGACATGCTCCAGCTCATGTCGAGCGGCATCCCAGTCCTCCAAATGCTCGGCAAGCACCTGAACAAGACCAGCGCCGAAGTGTCCGACATGGTCTCGGACGGCAAAATCGACTTCCAAACCTTCGCCGACGCCATGCAGGAAGGCCTAGGCGGCGCCGCACTATCCGCAGGCACCACATTCACCGGCGCCCTGGCCAACGTGAAAGCCGCGTTGAGCCGACTCGGAGAAACAGCCGCCACACCAGTCCTCGACGGCTTACGCGGCCTGTTCAACCAAGCCATCCCACTCATCGACACATTCACCGCAGCCGTCACACCAACCCTGCAAAAAGTCGGAGCGGCACTCCAACAAGGTCTCGAGAACGCGATACCCGCCACACAGGCGAAACTCAAAAACCTTGGCGACACGATCTCCAACATCCCCGGCTTCCAGATGCTCGCCTCGGCGACGGCCAGCCTCAAAAGCCAACTCACTGGCCTCTGGAACGCAATCACATCACTCATAGGCGGACTCAACAATGGCGGCGAAGCCGCCACAATGTTCTCCACAACCGCCGGCGCGCTCGCGGGAGTGGTCGCTTCGGTCGCGCAGGCGTTGTCGAACGCGGCGGGATGGGCGAAGACGTTCGTCAACACGTTCATCGAGACGGGCGCGTTGCAGCCGTTCCTTGAAAGCCTGACCGGCGTCATCTCCGGATTGGGCTCGCTGGTTTCCGGATTGGCGGCCGCGGTCTCGCAGGCCTTCGGCTTCAACGACAGCGCGCGCACCGCCAGTTCCGCGGCGCAGAGCTTCGCCGGACTGTTGAACACTTTGACCGACGTGCTCATGACGGTGGGAGGCTGGCTGCAGTCGGTCGGACAGTGGGCGCAGCAGAACGGCGCACTGGTATCCGGCGCGTTGAAAGCCATCACCATTGCATTGCTCGCGGTCAAAGGCTGGGATATCGTCTCGGCCGGGCTGAAGACAGTTTCCGGTGGACTGAAGGCCATTTCCGCGACTGCCTCCGGTGTGGAGAAGACCGCTACGGCCACGTTCGATTTGATTGGCAAGATCTCCGACGCGGGAAGCGCGGCTGGAGCACTGAAGCAACTCGCCGGCTCGTTCAATATTGTCAAGGCAGCTCAATCGGCGTGGAGCGCGGTGACCAAGGCTGCTACCGCCGTGCAGCTGGCATTCAGCGCTGCCTTGGATGCGAATCCGATCGGCATGCTCGTCGTGGCCATCGGCGCGGTCGTGGCCGCGCTGACATGGTTCTTCACCCAAACCGAAACGGGCAAACGACTCTGGAACAGCTTCGCCACATGGTTCATGGGAATCTGGAACCAGATCAGCACCGCATGCCAGCCAATCCTGCAAGCCATCGCCATATTCATCACCCAGACCATGAGCCAAATCCAACAAATCTGGCAAACCGGATGGACACTCATCACCACCATCCTCCAAAACGTCTGGAACACGATCGGCCCCATCATCATGATCGCACTCACCGCGATCATCACCGGCATCCAAACATTCATCACCACCATCACACCACTCCTGCAAGCCGGAATACAGAACATCCAAACCATCTTCCAAACCGCCGCCACCATCATCAGCACGGTCTGGAACGGACTCTGGAACACCATATCCACCGTCGTACAAGGCGCATGGACCATCATCACCACAATCATCAGCACCGCACTCACCGTCATCCAAAGCATCATCCAACTGGCGCTCGCGGTCGTCAACGGGAACTGGAGCGCCGCATGGTCGGCCATCCAGGGCATCGCGTCGGCAGTGTGGGGCGGCATTCAAGGCGTCGTTTCCGCGGGAGTCGGCATGGTCAGCGGAGTGGTATCCGCCGCATGCTCGACAATCCGGAGCGTGTGGACCGCGTTGTGGAATGGCGTCGGAAGCATCGTGTCGAGCGTCTGGGGCGGCATCGTCGGCACCGTAAGCAACATGGTTGGCCGTGTCGGGAGCGTCGTGAGCGGGATCGGCGGAACCGTCCGGAGCGCGGTGTCCGGCGCGGGAAGCTGGCTGGTGGATGCTGGCCGCAACATCATCCAGGGATTGATCAACGGCATCACAGGAATGGTCGGCTCGTTGTATTCCAGCATCACCAACGCGTTGTCGGGCTTGGTGGACAAGGCCAAGAACGCTTTGGGCATCCATTCCCCGTCGCGTGTGTTCCGCGACGAGGTCGGCGTGATGGTCGGACGTGGCATGGCATTGGGCATCGACGATTCCGCGCATGTGGTCAGCCGTTCCATGGATTCGCTCGTCTCCACGATGAGCCTCTCCGACGCGGACTGGTCGAAGACCGGCAGGCTGAACGTCACGGCCGGCACCGGCGCCAATGCCGGCGACGGCGATCTGCGGGAACTCATCGCGGCCGTCGAATCGCTGCACGACGACCTCGGATCGATCATCGCCAGGTACACGCCGACGATAGGGGACCGCGACTTCGCAAGGAAGGTGAGAAGTGCAATCGCTTGAATACGTGTGCGCGGCCACAGGTGAGCGCATCGGCTTCGAGGGGCCGCTGTACGGCGAGACGCTCACGGGACTGCGAGCCCGCGTCTGGGACTACAGCCTCGCCTCACGTGGCATGACGGGCATCACCCGCAAGGCACGCGAGGCGACAGTCACCGTGAAGATCCACGATTCTCCAGCCACGCTCGACCTACTGCGCCGCCTCGCGGACGCCGACATGGCATCCGGGAACCCGGGCACGCTCGTGGCCGACGGCGAATGGGAAGCCAAAGCGTGGATCACGAAAAGCGAACCGCAATCCATCACGCCCACGATGGTCGAGACGCAGTTGACCATCGTGCTGGCCGATGGCGTGTGGCGCCGTCCGACCATGACGCATTTCACGCCGCGATACGATTCCGGAACCGCCGACCTTGACTATCCATATGATTATCCGCATGATTTCGCCGGCATGGCATTGGGTGCCGAGATCGTCAACGACACGTCCATCCCGCAGCCGGTCAAGCTCACGATATTCGGACCATGCGCGCAACCGTACGTCATCATCGGAAACAACCGGTACGAGGTCGACGTGACCGTGCCATCCGGCTCGCGTCTGGAAATCGACGGCACCGGCGATGTCAGGACCGTCACCATGGTCAGCGGCACAGGTCTCGCCACAAACTGCTTCGCGCAGGCCGTGCGAGGGTCGGGCAAGGATTCCGGCCGGTACGTGTTCCAACCGCTCGCGCCCGGAACACAGCCGATCAGCTGGCCGGGAGGATTCCAATTCGACTTGACGGTCTGCGAGGAAAGGAGCGAACCGCCATGGACCTGATCGTCACCGACGCCACAGGCAAACCCGTGGCGAGCCACGCCTCATACACGCTCGACCTCGCGTTCGGTAGCGGGGAGAACGACTTCGACCTGCAGGTCGAAGACGCCGCGCTCAAGGCGGGGAGCCGCATCATGATCGACGGCACCGAGTACGGCGGCATCATCGACGACACGGATGTCGACGTGGACGGAGGCCTGTCCACCGTCACATGGCATGGCCGCGACTGGCATGGAGTACTCGCCTCGAAGATCATCGAACCGGACGGGAACAACGATTACCTCACCCTGTCCGGCACGATTCCCGTCATCATGCGCACGCTCGTCAGCCGTGCGGGATTGCAAGGCCTGTTCGCCGTCACCGACGAAAGCGCCGACCACAAGACCACCTGCCAGTTCGACCGGTACGTGGACCTGTACAGCGGTCTGGTCAAGATGCTCAGGGCAAGCGGACTCAAACTCCGGTTGCGTAATGACGGCGACAAGGTGGCCATGAGCGCCATGCCCGTCCGCACGATCGGCGACAGCATCGACTCGGACCTCATCGACTTCACCGCCAAACAGGCGGCGCACCCTATCAACCATCTCATCTGCCTGGGCAAGGGCGAACTCAAGGACCGTACCGTCATCCACTGGTACGCCGACGCGAACGGCACGTTCAGCCACACGCAGACACTCAAAGGGCTTGACGAACGCACCGCCACATACGAGTTGTCCAACGTCGAAGCCGACGAGCTCGAGGACAAGGGCAGGCAGAAATTCCAGGAACTTCGGAACACCAGCACCATCGACGTGGACATTCCCGACGGCATCGACGCGGACGTCGGCGACCTGGTCACGGGCCGTGACAACAACACGGGCCTCGTCGTCACTGCCGAGATCTCCAAGAAGATCGTCAAGGTTTCTGGAGGCGTGCTCACCGTCACCTACGAATCCGGAGGCGCCAGCGCCGGCGGCAACAGCGGAGAATCCTCCATCGGGGATGGTGGCCACGCCTACTACGCTGGAGCCGGCCTCAAACTCGACGCCTGGACGTTCAGCGCCGACGTGACCAGAAACGACATCGACTCGCTCAACAACGCATTGTCGGGTAAACAGCCGAAAGGCGACTACATCACCGGCCTGAAAATCGGTTCGGTGGACACGCTCGCCCCCGGTGCACAGGCAAGCGCGTCGCTCACGGGCGCCGGCAGCGACAAAACCTTGAATTTGGGGCTTCCGAAAGGCGACCAGGGTCCGCAAGGGGAGAAGGGCGACAAGGGCGACACAGGACCACAGGGGGCCACCGGAGCGACCGGACCCACCGGTCCTCGGGGAGAGAAAGGAGCGACCGGGGAGCGAGGGCCGCAAGGCGTCGCCGGTCCCGAAGGCCCGCAGGGACTGCAGGGGATACGCGGCGAGAAAGGCGATAAGGGTGATGCCGGCGCGATCGGCGCGGCGGGACCGCAAGGCCCGACGGGTTCCACAGGTCCGCAGGGTCCCACGGGTCCACAGGGAGCGACCGGCCCCCAGGGCAGACAAGGCATCCAAGGTTCCCAAGGCATCCAGGGCCCGCAAGGGGAGAAGGGTGACAAGGGCGACAGCGGCGTATCCGCCCCCTCGAACGGCTTCTTCACGCTCAGCATGGAAGGCGACGGCGACCTGTACGTGAACTATCCGGACAACACGAACCCACCCTCGTTCGTCTGGGACTCCGAGAGCGGGAACCTGTACGTGGACATCCCGGAAAGGTGACACATGGCGCGACTATTGATCGGCAACATCAAAGGCCCCAAAGGCGACAAGGGCGATACCGGGGCCACCGGCCCGCAAGGCAAGCAAGGAGCGCAGGGCGTTCAGGGAGCTAAAGGCGACGGCGGCCTTCCGGCGCTCGTGATGAAGAAATCCCTCGTCGGCGAATATCCGGTGGGATCCACTTTCACGGGGAACGTGAGCGAATGGTTGAACCGAACACCACTCGCCAACGAATATTCGACCGCATTGTCAGGTGGCGGAAAATACAGCATCGTCTGGCAGTGCGTTTCACAGTCCGGCAGCCTATTCACGGGAAAGACGATTTCCCGTCAATCCATCATCGGTGCGCAAGGCCCCAAAGGAGCCACTGGAGCCGCCGGGCCTACTGGTCCGCAAGGCCCTGAAGGTCTGAAGGGTGACAAGGGAGACAAAGGGGATATCGGGCCGGCCGGGCCAGCAGGTCCCACCGGGCCTACTGGTCCTACCGGTCCCATTGGCCCCACCGGTCCCATTGGAGCTACCGGGGCCACCGGCCCGCAAGGCAAGCAAGGAGCGCAGGGCGTTCAGGGACTGCAGGGTCCACAGGGGCCGTCCGGTCCGCAGGGCGCCAGCGGCGTGACGGCACCCGCATCAGGATTCTTCACGCTCCAGGTCGATCCGAACGGAGACCTGTACGCCGTATACGCGGACACGGCCACCGCGTCAGAAGCTCCCGTCTCCTACGATCCGACGACGGGAGACCTGTACTACACGATCAACGACGGAAAATAAGGAGCACGCATGACGAAGATTCTGCTCGGCAACGTCAAAGGCCCCAAGGGCGACACCGGACCGCAAGGCAAGCAGGGAGTGCAAGGACCGCAAGGCCCGACCGGGGCCACCGGAGCGACCGGCGCCACCGGGGCGAAGGGTCCAACGGGAGCCACTGGGCCACGAGGACTGAGCCTACGGAAATTCAATGGCGACATCAACGGTTCGGGTGGGGGCGGAGAAGTGAGAAAAATTGCCCTATCTGGTATTCAGCCAAATGGAAACCTGCAGGTCGGAGACACCATTTTTGACCAATATCAAGGCACAGATGGTCTTGAACTTGGGTTCTGGCAGGTCACCGCCATCAACGGTAGCGATGTGACTGTCAAAGGCGTCGGTAGCTACATCGTGCACAAAGGGCCGAAGGGTGACAAGGGAGACAACGGCATGAGCGTGAGCCAGGCATTCATCGCCGCCCACCCCGTGGGCTCCCTTTACTGGACCACTTCCACGGCCAATCCGGGAACAACCTACGGAGGCACTTGGAAGGAATGCGGCACGACGCTTCCGGGACACATCTACCAGCGCACAGCCTGAAAGAGAAAGGAACATCAATGGCACGAACCACGAACATCACCAGATACACCTGCGACCGATGCCACGCTTCCGCATACCTCGCCGACGGTGACCCACGCACCTCCAGCGACTGGCACGACATCACCCACACCACCGTCGACGGAGTCGCACAGGGCGCGCTCGTCTGTACCGCATGCTGGCAGACGTTCAAAGCGCTGGCAGCCACGCAGGACGCCGCCTACGCCGCATACCTCAACAACACAACAGATAGGAAGGAATGACCATGACCATGAATCTCATCACCGGCAAGGCCGGCGCTCCGCACATCACATCCAGCGACCAAGGAGCCATGCAGGCCGGACTGGTCGGAAACGGCAACTACCTGCTGCAAGGCGGCGACGGCAAATTCCCCGCCGTGACCATGCAGTCAGCAAACAAAGCGCTCATCCCGGTCCTCAACCTTGTGATCGAAGGACGATACGCACGCGTCACCGCGGCGGAAACCGTCACCATCGAAAGCGGAGTCACAGGACAGCACCGCAACGACCTAATCTGCGTGAAATACACGCGAGACTCGAACAACATCGAAACGATCGCGCTCGCGGTGCTGAAGGGCACCGCCACCAGTGGCACGGCGGCTGACCCCACGGTACCGTCGGGTAGTATCCTGAACAATTCCGGCACCGTATGGATTCCGATCGCCCGTATCCCGATCAGTGGCATCACCGCTGGAACTCCTGTCATGCTTGTCAAGCAGTTGCCTCCGATGAGCCAGCTGTGGGATTCCGTAACCCTTGAACGGCAGATCTGGCATGGGCCTTACGGCATGACGGTACATCTCGCCAAGGTCGGCATGATGGCGTTCGCTTTTGGCAACACGTCCTTCACATCCGACATCAATTCCAACGGCCTGATCGTGAATGAGACGATGGCTGCCGGTTTCCTGCCGGAAGGTGAAGGCGCGATACTGCTGGAAGGTGTGAACGGGCAGCATGGAGCCTTGTCATTCGACTCTGGCGGCAAGGTCGCGCTCAGCGGCAGCATGAACAGCGGATACTATTTCCGCGTCTGCGGCTGCTGGCCGGTGAAATAGCATTCCGTAACCCTCCCATTTGGCAACGGCAACGGCAACAGTAATGGCGGAATATACCCAATCGGTAGAGTGTCTAACCCGAATGCGATCAAGTCCTTGAATGGCAGAGCCACACTGTCGTCCGGAACGACAGTGGCGATTCCATTCATCCACCCGTCATACCTGCAGCGTTCGGTCCAAGTATCGATTGCACCGGATGGGACGGTCAATCTGCTCGTTGGTCCTGAAATTACTGTCACAGGTGGAATCGTGGAAATCCATTTTTAATAGCATTCCGTAACCCAGACTTTGATTAAATCGCAGTATGGCACCGTGACCGGCGTGAAGTCTGGCAAGATCGCGCAGATTAGCATCAACTGGAAAAGCGCGAGCACTGACTCGTGGGGCAGTGGACAGTTCGGTACAATTCCGGAGGGTTGGAGGCCTGCGGTCGTCACGCATGGTACGTGGTCGGGGCGTGATGGTGGCAGCCAGCGTGATTTCATTCTGGAAACGAATGGCAATTTCCGTTATGCCAATCGTGGCGCGGGGCAGGACAGCGGCACGTTCTCCGGGACGATGACCTACATTCTCGCCTGAATAGCTTTCCGTAACCCAGCCATGGAAACCTCCATACACGAACAGCAGACTCACTCTATGTCGCGTCGGACGCATCGTCACGATCAACGGCAACGTCAAGTTCGACGGCAGTGGACAGCAGAACTACTCGACGGCGAATGAGACCATCCCAGAAGCGTTCCGTCCACTCGCCGACCAGAGCATCATCGCGTTTCCGTCCTGCTGTTTCAGCCTGCTTGTCATGCGCGACGGGAAGGTGCAAATGCTGGGCGACCCGAAATCCGCCTACTCCACGGCGCACGGCTGTTGGATGACGGAATAGTTTTCCGTAACCCTGTACCAGGATTCCAATTGGATCATCATGCGTAACGGCAGGATGATTTTGATCAAGTTCAGTGGGAAAATCGGTTCGGGCAGTTGGGATGCTGTTGAATGTCCGGTAAAGCTCGCGTCCTGCTATCGTCCCATCGTTGACTTGTCGACTGTCTGCCTTGTATCAAATGGGCAAACGGCGCGAAGCCTCACGGCCAGAGCTGATGGAACTATCCGAGTGGCGAACATGGGAAGCGCTGGCAGCAATCAGGATTGCGTCGGCACGCTTTGTTTCCCAATCCCATGATTTCTAGCTTTCCGTAACCCAGACGTGCCAATTGCAATGGCAGTCCACCGGCTCGTTCGTTCCGGTGGCTTACGGCGCTTCGAACACCATCACGGTCAGGGATGGTTTGATTTTCGTGGACCTGTCTTCGTTCCGAAGCACCGTGAACGTCGGCAACTTCACTGTCTGGCTGTTCAAAGCGGGCGTGAAGCCATCCAAAACGATCGGTCTTGGGTGCGTCGCGAACGTGAACGGCACCACGTACGGAAAACAGGCGACCTGGAACACGGACGGGTCGGTGACGCTTATCGGAGGCGTGGGTTCGTCCGATATCGTCCAATGCTTTTCGAAGATCATTCCGGTGTCCGATGGTGTGGAATTCGTCTAGGCCGCCAGCCAGCAACCATGTGATGTGGAATATGCATAATTGGGATTCCGCAACCGCAGACGCTTATCGCCTTACGGTGGTAGCCAGAACGGCGGCTTTTTTACCACGACGATGACCTATATCGTTGCCTAAACCGTCGCGACGGGAAACGATACGCTGCCGGCATGCCATGTGTTTGCGGGAATGGTCGCATCATACGCGGGACGGAAATACACGCTGCTGCCGACCACATAAAGCAGCCGATTCTGCATTTGACTGCCCTGCTGACTGTCCACGAACACGCCGAAACCTTCCATTACGGCCCGCACATCCATGCTTGCCAAAGGCACACCATCCCACGCCTCCTTCTGGAATTGGCCTTTGTTGACCCACCGGCAGTAGACGGTCGCCAAACCATTGACGACGTATCCACTGATTGCGAATTCCGGGTCGGTGGTCACTTTCGTGAAATGAATCGGGGTTACGGAAAGCTACGCGGCTCCGATGATGAGTCTTTCCCATGCCCGCTGCAGACTTCTCAGCACGGACAAATCGGGGCGGAGATAGTAGCGGGCGGTTGTCTTGATGTCGCTGTGACCGAGTTGTCGTGCGACCACTGAGATATCGGCTCCCGCAGCGATTGCCAGAGTGCCGAAGGTGTGCCTGAGGTTCCTTGGCGGCACGCAGGGGAGTTTCATGCGTTGGCACCATGACGTGTAATGAGCTGCCACCTGGTTGGCGTTCAGATCGCCGACCAGCCTGCCGGTTCTGCCGTGGCGCAATTGCGCGAGCCGTTTGACTGCGAACCGTGGTAGTGCGACCGTCCGTCGGCTCTGGTCGGTCTTCGGGTCGGTGACCGTTTCATGTCCAGCGACCCATTGCACTGACCTTTTGACGGTCACGGTTCCCCGGCGTAAATCCAAGTCGGCCCATTCAATGCCGACGGACTCGCATCGGCGCAGTCCCGCGCAGACGGAGACCAATAACCAGGCTTCCAACGCGTGACCGTAGAAGCCTTTGAGCAGCCGTCTTACCTGTCTGGCGTCGAGCACGCGCGGCTCATACCGCCGCAGGTGCGGCAGTCTGATTTCACGACGTGTCACGTCATTGTCGGTGACTCCCTTGCGATAGGCGAGTCGGAGTATCGCCCGCAGCACGGCCCACGCCTTGCGCGCGGCGCCGGCCTGATTGAACGAGCCGAGCCACTCCTCGATGTCGTTCGCGGTGATCGACTCCATGTCGACGTCAGCCCATTTCGGCTGGATGTGGCAGCGGTAGGCCGACTCGTAGCCCACCCTCGTGCACTCGCGGAGCTTCCCGCAGGAGGGCCACCAGACCTCATTCACAAACGTTCCCAACAACATTTCAACCTCCAAAATCCCACACGTGGTTATCGCGGCTTCCAACGGTAGCCACGTGTGGGATTTTCCTTTCGGAAGGATTCCCAATGAGCCAGGAAACCATCGTCGCAATCGTTATCGCCATCATCGGCAGCGGAGGCAGCGGCGTGTTCGTCACCTGGATTCTGAGCAAGGTCGACCAACGTCACGATCCACTGCATGAGGGCGTCAGGGAACTGTTGTTCTGCAAACTCGAGGCTCTGCACCGTCAGATGGTCGATGCAGGTGGTGTTGCGAGCATTCCGTTGAAGCAAAGCGCGGAACGAATATATGCCGCTTACCACGGTCTGGGCGGCAATGGAACCGGAACCTCGATGATCCAAGACATACGTGACGCGCATATCGCGAACACAGATTGAAAGATTCAAAAGATTTCCACACCGTCCGTACAAGGCGGACGGTACGGACAAAGGAAAGGAGAGGAATTGAACATCCTCAACAAAGGCAAGCCGAAACACAAGCGCATGAATCCACGCCGACAATGGCGCAAGCTACTGACCGCGCTCGCGGTCGCCATATCCATGGCGGTCGCGCCGGCCGCGATGGCCGATATGAACGGATACGACATCTCGAACTGGCAGTGCGGCATCGACACCGCGACCGTGCCGGCAGATTTCGTCATCGTCGGCACCACATGGGGATCCGGCGGCGTGTACGGTGGTTGCCTGTCCAACGGCGTCAACACCGACGCGAACCGACAACTCGCCGGAGCCATCAACAGTGGTAAGGAGACCGGCATCTACCATTACGCGCGCGGAGGCAACCCGGAGACCGAAGCCCGGTTCTTCGTCGACAATGTGCGCGGATACGTGCACAAGAGCGTCCTGATCCTCGACTGGGAGGCGCAGGACAACGCCGCCTGGGGCGACAAGCAGTGGCCACGCAGGTGGGCCCGCGAGGTCAAGCGACTGACGGGCGTGAACCCCATCATCTACACGATGGACTCCGGCTACTGGCAGGTCGCCGGCATGGAGACCGAACTGAACTGCGGCATCTGGATCGCACAGTACGCGACGAACCTCGTCACCGGCTACCAGACCGCCCCGTGGAACATCGGAGCGCGCGGCGAGGTGATGAGGCAGTACACGTCCAACGGCAGTCTCAGCGGCTGGTCAGGACGCCTCGACCTGAACAAGTTCCGCGGCGACCGCACGGCATGGCGCAAGTACGCGAACCCTGACGACAAGGGCGCGGCGGATCTGCCGAGTGTCAAGCCGAAACCTCAGCCCACGACCGCTCCGGCGGTCGACCTGAACGCTTTGGCCACGCGCACCATCCGCGGCGATTTCGGCAATGATCCGGCCCGCAGGCAGGCGTTGGGTGGCAATTACGCGGCGGTCATGCAGATCGTCAACAGTCGCCTCGGCGGAGGTTCCGGCGGAACGGCCGCCACGGGTTCGCGTAGCGTCGTGGTCCGTTCCGGTGACACCATGAGTGCTATCGCCGCGAGGACCGGACTCCAGCCGGTGTCCGCCTGGCGTGTGCCGAGCGGTGACATCAACAGGATTTATCCGGGACAGATCGTCACCTATGGCGGCACGTCCGTGTCCACCGCTTCGAGCGGGGTCGGAGGCCATGTGGTCCGTTCCGGCGAAAGCCTTTGGAGCATCTACGGCTCCGGCTGGCAGTCGGCTGCCGCACGCAATGGCATCCGCAGCCCATACGTTATCTATCCCGGACAGTACCTGCGCTGAAACTCCCGTCTCCACGACTTTAAGCGTTGTGGAGACGGTTGCCGCAATGTTTAAAGAGGTGAAAAATGGATGAATCCAATAGCCCGCAATCCGATTACCTGCTGCCGGGCAGGGTATACGACATACTCAAGTGGCTCGCGTTGATCGCTTTGCCGGCCGTCGCATGGCTCGTCGGAGCGGTCGGCCCGCAATGGGGACTGCCGCACTGCGGCGAACTCGTTACGACCATCAACGCGATCGGTTTGTTCGTCGGCGCGCTCATCGGCGTGAGCCAGCTCACGTCTGTCAAGGCCGACGAGGACGGCCAGTGA